TATGATGGGTAGTCATCCAAGCCAACCAGGACATCCAGGTATGATGGGTAGTCATCCAAGCCAACCAGGACATCCAGGTATGATGGGTAGTCATCCAAGCCAACCAGGACATCCAGGTATGATAGGTAGTCATCCAAGCCAACCAGGACATCCAGGTATGATGGGTAGTCATCCAAGCCAACAAGGTCAACCAGGACATCATTATAGTTTAGGTGTGCCATTACCAGCTGGACTTTCAGGTGGTTCTTTAAATAGTGCTGATTATGCACCACATACACTTGTACCTGGACATGATCGTACCAAAATAAATGAAGCAAATCATCAAAAAATGGTAAATACCCAAATGCATCAAATTCAAAATGAGGTAGCACATGGTTCAATGCATAATCATATGCCACATTCATATGAACATGGTGGTAATGCAAATGTATATGGTGCATATGGCACTGGTGTAGCACCAGTAACTTCAACTACATTATATGGTTCATCAGATGATATTACTAAAAGAGCATTATGTTTAACTGCAACTTTAAGAAATGCTTTATATAATTTTGCAGAATTAAAAACATTAAATGATATTATTAAAGCATATCAATATCAAATAACAAATGATTATCAAAATATTGCAACACCACATTTTATTAAATTTTATACAGAAGATGCACCAAAAATGTTAAACTTTATTCAACGAAATAAAACTGTTAGCATGAGAAGTTCTGTTAAAGATTTCTATGAAGTTATTAAAACATATTTGAGAACTAATAAAATATTATTATATGAAACAAGAATGAATGGTGGTAAATTAAATGTAGTTGATTCAGTATGTGAAATTGATATGACTAGTAGATTATGGCCAATTGTAAATAAATTTGGTCAAACTATTGGAATACCAGCACAAATGACAGAAGACGATGATAGAACTACAAATAATTTTGGAACAGGATTAATTGCAAGTGAAATAATTGAATTAAATAAATTACCAACTATTGACAAATATCAACCATCATTTACATCACCACAATTCTGTGAGTTAAATGATGTTGAAAAAACACCATTATTACAAGAATATTGTTCAACATCACAATATGCAAATATATCATCATTATGGCAATACAGAAATTTCTGTGATAGCACAGATGTACAGAAATTAAATTCAGTTAATGCTTATTGTCAAAATAAAAATAATAGATCAAGACAAAATCCATTTGGTAATCCAGCAGATGATTACATTAATACATTACCAATACAAGGATATGCTGAAAGATCAACTGAAGATACTATTAAAAAACGAGCTAAGAAACAAAAGAATATAATGCATAAAAATACACAAAATGATCAAATGTTACAGCAACAACTTGATAAACAACAAAAAGAAATTGATATTCTTATGGAACAACAAAAAACTCAACAACAAATTCAAATACAAGAAAATACCTTAAATCAATTAAAACAACAACAAGCAGCTTATGGAACAAGAATTGCTCAAGAAATAGGTTATGATACAAGTGTTCCACCTAATCCACCACATGTACAAACACAAGCTTATGGATCTTCAGCACCAAAAGCTCCAGCCCCAATTCCAGCATCAGCACCAAAAACTCCAGCCCCAATTCCAGCATCAGCACCAAAAACTCAAGCCCCAATTCTAGCATCAGCCCCTCATGGTCCAGCTCCAGCACCTCATAGTCCAGCTCCAGCCCCTCATGGTCCAGCTCCAGCACCTCATAGTCCAGCTCCAGCCCCTCATGGTCCAGCTCCAGCTCCTCATGGTTCAGCTCCAGCCCCTCATGGTCCAGCTCCAGCTCCTCATGGTCCAGCTCCAGCCCCTCATGGTCCAGCTCCAGCACCTCATGGTCCAGCTCCAGCCCCTCATGGTCCAGCTCCAGCCCCTCATGGTCCAGCTCCAGCACCAAAAGCTCCAACTCCACCACCAGCAGCAAAAACTCCAGCACCAAAAGCTCCAACTCCACCACCAACAGCAAAAGCTCCAACACCAAAAGCTCCAACTCCACCATCACATCGTTAAATTATTAAATTTAACAAATAAAAAGTACTTATTTTTGGTTCTAACTGTTTATCTTACTGTTTATTTTAATTGTTAATCTTTAACTGTTCATTTAACAATTAACAAAAACTGTCTTAACTTCTGACATCATTCCATTTGGTAATGTTATACGATAATGTATATGTCTGTTTAATGTATGTCCAAAAGGTACATTATATTTAGATGGACAATTGAATCTTATAAGTGCATTTCCATTATCTATATAAGCTACACCAGCATTTCTAAAATCCTTGTAAGCAATTAATGGATTTACTTGAGTATTATTAGATGGCATTGCGCCCCAATATAATACTTTAGTTCCATTTGGTGCATTAATTGGAATATTAATTTCAACATTTGAGTTTTCTGGTGAAAATATATCTTTTATTAATGATGCAGGTAATGCAATTTCACCTAAAAATGGTAGATATGTATTGCGTTTTAAAAGTACCCATAAAGTTAAAACAAATACTATTAAACACAAAAATCTAAAATATACATTGCCGTTTTTATATGTTACAATGCTGAAACTTAGTATAAGTGTAAAGAATAATATACATATATTAGCAATAACAGCTGGATTCATGTGTTTATTTATAGACATACTATGATCTACTAATGAATGACATTTTCTTTATTTTTATAAAATTTTGATATATGTGGATTATCCTCATTCAATAGTTCAATAAATTTTTTTGATTTTATATCACCACCTTGAGTTGAAAAATGTACTTTAATTAAAGAATATCCTTTATTAACTACTATAAAATTTAATTTTTGCAAACAATTAAAACATGGCTTTGAGCTACCTAATACACCTGTCTTACTTACTTTAATTACTAAAATATCAATCTTCTTGAGTTTTTTATTTCTTGGTAGGAAAGGCAATTTCATAACTGCGTCAATTTCCGCATGTATACTTGACATACATGGGAATTCAGTACTATTATAGTGGTTTTCGCCATAGCTTAATGATGCGAAAGGGACAGTTATGAGAATATATCATTGCTGCATGATTACTACCAACATTAATTACAGGAACAGTTGCAGAGCTTGTTAGGCAGCGACGCCTATCACATAAATCACAAGCCATAGTATTAATGAACCTCAACATGTTTGTTTTAGATTAATAAAAATAAAAACGTTTAAATCATTTTTTTTCAGGTTTAAAAAAACAGTAGAAAATCATCTTAACAATTGTATGTGTTTTATTAGTTGAATTAATAATTGACCCGCTACCACCTCCATTTTCATTGCAGCCTAATTTAATAAATTCATCAATAGTAAATTGATTACCCATACTTTTATTACATTGAGAACAAATAGGTCTTAAATTATTAATATCATCACTACCACCTTTACTAGATGGTATATTATGTCCAACTTCGAAATTAAAAGGATTGATTTTATTTTGACACCATTCAATCAAACATTTTGTTTCAAAATTATTACCAATGTATTTTAACCATGTTTGTTGTCTCAATGCTTTTGGTAGTTTCTTTCTAACACCCATTTATATACATTAAAATTTATATAATATTCTTGCTTAAATAGAAATTTTGAAGAATCAAGATTATCTAGCCAAATTTGGAATAGTATAAATTGCTAATGTAATTGAAATATTTATTGTATCACTTCCAAAATTATAAGAAGTACCATCGCCATTTAATATTTGAATATTAAACTTATTTAATATACTTTGTACTGGTTTAAAAATATAAATATAAGGATCCATTGAAATATCACTAGAAACCGCTGGATATTCATGTGCATTATTAAACAATTTAGTATATATTCTAGTATTTAATCCATTTGCTAAGATGGTATTGATATACCCATTTAAATACAAAAATGCATTATTAATTGGATTATTTGTTGTTAAATTAACTAAATTAGTAGATAATAATCTAATTGCATAAACATTCTTAAAAGATTCTGCTAATTGAAGTGTAAAATTATTATAAGTATCAAATGAACTAGATATAAAATCAGAGTCAATTATTAAATTTTGTACTTCAAATGAAGAAGGAACATAATTTTCAAGAGTTAATCCAGCAGATTCTTTTGAAGGACTTAATATATTTCTATTTGCAACAACAGATTCTTTTATTCTTCTTTTTTGTTCTTTTGTGTGTTCTGAAACTCTATTTTGTTCTTCAGATAACAAGTATTTATAAAGTTTTTTTTCAATTTCTTTTTTATACTGTTTTTGATTTGCATCCATTATCTAAAAACAACATTTATATTATAATTTTTATTTTCATCGCTATGTAAATAATAGTATCCAGGGGTATGATATTTTTTCAAAAATTCTGCTTGATCCAAATTTAATTTTGTAGCTACATTCTTAAGAAGTTCCTCATTCTGTTTCTTGATAATTTCTCTTATAATTTTGTCCATTATATCCATTAATAAAATTATATATATAATTCATTTTTTATATAAAGTCTTATTCAATGGATTACCAATATTAATGAGTAGTTTTATATTGATACGTTTGTTTTAATTAATTATTTTTAAAATTTTAATTATAATGATTAAAATAATAGGTTTAATAGTTATTATTATAATAATTATATTATATATATTCTTATATTTTGTAAATATACCTGATAAAAATATCGGTAACCAAATTGATAGAATGATTTCATTACATTTATTATCAAAAAATATTCAAATAAGAGAATTTCTATTTAAATATATTGCATGGAACCGTGATATATATACAAAAAATTTATTCAGAGAGAACGAAGTAATTAAAGATTATAATTTGAATATTATAAGCACTATTGAAATATTTATATGTTATTTATTATCAACATTATGGGCAAGTAATAGAGATTATAAAATATTAGCAAATGATTATTTACAAACAATAGTAAATAATTACATCGATGAAGGTAAATCATTAGATAAAATAGTAGAAATTGATTTATCAAAAACAATTGTAATACATTTTAGATGCTCAGACATTCCATTTAATCGTTTTATTAATTATAATATTTATAAATATGAATGGTATAAAAAAGCATTAGATTATGCTATTAATAAATCAAATATTAAATTTGAAAAAATAATTATTATATCATGTAATAATTATAAAAATTATATATCTAAATTATTCAATCCTAGTAATAATAAAACTCATCTAAATACTGATATGTGCAAACTTTATATCAATGAATATGTTAATAATATGAAAGAATTCAATTTACCAATTGAAACTCAATGTAATAATATTTACCAAGATTTTTATATTTTAAGAAATGCTGCTTGTTTAATTACAACAACAGGATCATATGGTCATTATGCAGGATTATCTTCTAAAAATTTATGGATTACATCTAGTTTAAATTTTAAAAACAATAACAATATTTTTCTAAATTTTGGTTGTGATAGCGCATTTACTAGAAAAAATACTGTTATTATTCCACCTATTATTATTAAACATAAAGATGTAAAAGACTATTATAATATTGATGAAATGAAAGATCATATAAATATATGTAATACATGTTAAAAATTCATATAAGAAATAATCCTACTAATGATAGTATATAAACACAGTCATTTATTAATTAAAAATGGCTGAAGAGTATTATGATTATAATGAAGATGATTTTATTGATATTTGGGAGGATGAACTAGATTCTGATATTGATGATTACTTTAGTGATGATGATGTATTGGAAAACTATGATATGTATAGTTCGACTGAGCCCATTATTCATAAACCACCAACATTATGGGTTAATGCTAAAATAAATAATAAAGTAGTAAATATATCTTCTGAAGGACGAATATCATTTCCAAATACACCATTTGAATCAACAGATGGTGAAATTTTTGAAGGAACCCCTTTTAAATTTGTAAAAATTGGTAAAAAGAAATATTTAATGCATGAAATTGTATGGATGGCATTTAATGGTACAGTTCCAGATGGATGGGAAATACGTCATAAAAATGAATACGTTCAAAACAGAAAAAGAAAAGTTTATTCAAATTTTTTATCAAATATAACAATATATAAAAAAATCATATCATATCCAAATATTGAAATTAATACATAAGATCATTTAAAGAAATATATTATGTGTAATATACTAAACACAATATGTTAAAGTGGAAAAATAACAATATGAAATTTGGAACCAAGAAAAAAATTGATAAAAAAGGTAATAATAGTGGGTTAGATTTTTCAAAACTTCTTGAAAGTGCATTAGGTGGAGAAGGACCATCTAAATTAGACTTACCAAATCTACCAAATTTTGGTAAAGACTCTAATTTGTATTCGGATGCAAACCATATTTATTTCAATGATGAAATATCTGATGAATCTTGTTTCAATCTTTGCAAAGAACTAAGAACTGTTTATAATGAAATTAGAGAAATATCTAATGCTTATTATACAGTTAATAATATTCCTATTTATTTACATATAACAACAAATGGTGGAAATATATTTTCAGCATTTACAGTTGTTGATTGTATCAATAGTTTAGATATTCCAATTTATTCAATAGTAGATGGTTATGTAGCATCAGCAGGTACGCTGATTAGTGTAGCATGTGCTAAAAGATATATTATGCCTAATGCATATATGTTAATTCATCAATTAAGCTCTGAATTATGGGGTAAAATGAGTGAAATAGATGATGAATATACAAACTTGAAGAAAATAATGAATCATATTACAAAACATTATACTGAAAAAACTAAAATCAAAAGAAAAGAATTAGAAAAAATACTGAAAACTGATATCAACTGGAATGCAACTGAAGCATTAGAAAAAGGTCTAGTAGATGAAATTTGGAAAAATAAATAAACCCATAAAAATTTGAATTTTTTTTATAGTTTTTGTTTTAAATAATAAAAAATGGCAGCAGCTGTATCAGCATCAGTTTCTCCAGAAATAAATAATAATGGATACTGTGTTACTTCTTTACAATCTTCAACATTACCATCTGCTGTATACAATTCAAATGAGCATTTTCAGTATAAATTAGATAAAAATGATTCAGTATATTATTTAGATTGTGCAATTCGTTCAAGACCTTCCAATACTCCTTTGGAGAATGTTTTATGTTATAAATATGAATATTTTCGTATGAAAGAGATTTGTAAAACAATGCCATATTTCATATTAAATATAATTAATTATCTATGGGAATGTGATATTACTGAAAACAATAAATCACGACGGCATGATATATTGGAATATGATATAAAAAGAGTACGTAATTTTTTAAATATTATTGCATTTCATTGTAATGGAATGTTTGATGAAGTATTTCCCGATAATCCAATGATTTTTAGAGAGGCAGCAATGCTAGATTTTATTTCAATGAATAAAAATTCATTTATTAGTTATAATTATTGAATTTATTGAATCAAATACAAAATTATTTTAATTTATTTTGTATTTTATTATTGCTATACATATTATATCAATTTATTTGATCTCTTATTGCTTCTGATGCTGTTTCTATGGCTGCTTCTCTAGCTGATTGTTCTGCTTCTCTAGCTGATTGTTCTGCTTCTCTAGCTGATTGTTCTGCTTCTCTAGCTGCTATTGCTGTTTCTCTAGCTGCTTGTGCTGCTCTATCTGCTTGATTTCTTGCTGTTCTAATTGCTATTCTTTGATCTAATGCTACTTGAATTGCCATTATATCACGAATAGACATATTTTCATCTATTCTTGCTATAATAGCTATATCTTGTTCTGTATCTTCTAGTTGAAAATCTGTAATTACTTCTGGATCTGGTTCCTGTTCTTGATCTCGTTCATGAGAAGATGGCCACCAATCAAAAGATGGTGCAAATTCAATATAATGATCTAGCATTGCACGATCTCTGAATATATTTATCAAATCTTTCTTACACATAAGACATTTTTCTGTCGCAACTATTGCTGTATTCCCAATATCTAATGCTTGTACCATACATTTTGGATGATATCTTCCATCACAGCATTTAAACTTCAGCATTACTTTTGGCAATACATCATGACACATTAAACAATGCCCTTCATACTCAGGATCATCGTCAATAAGTTCAATTTTTTTGAAAAGTTCCAAAATTGTCCAATCTTTTGATACCATTTTATTTATCCTCTCAAGTGGAAATACATTTTCAGCTTCATTGCAATAAACAGCTCTTCTATTCTTGATATCATTTAAGACTTTTATTGTTAGTTCCATAACTTCTACTACGTCATATTTATTAATACTATGAATATTTAGTAAATGATTGCATAATCTGATAGATTTTTTATCCATTATTAATCCATTGCATTCAAAATCCAAATTATTGAAAGGAACTTCATTCAAATTAATAGAATATTCCTTCATATATACCATTAGATCT